ACGGGCTGGGCTAGGGATGTTGACGGTATCACCCTTCTTGCCTTTGAAAGACATCTTCTTGACCAGGTTGGCCAAGACGAGGTTTTTCTTGTAAGAAGCAACGATTTCATCAGACCAGATTTCTGGAATGAAGTTTGCTGCGGAGGTGGTGGTTACCGAATTGGTGGGGGAAAATGCTGCGTTTGCCATAGTAAAAGCTCCAAAGTTAAATTATCGAACACGCCCTTCAGAGTACGCCTGCATGATTTCATCACTCAGTGTTTCGTACCTTGCCGGGTCTGTCATCTTGAGACGAATGAGGTCGGCTCGTCGGTAGACTCGTTTTGAACTCTCGCCGGAGCCACCCACATCAACTTGCGCAGCTTTCATGCTTTTGGTCCGCACAGCAGTACTTGCCTGTTCGGATTCCTTGGCCCTGACGCCGCGAAGCTGCTTGAAGGTGGACAACAACTCATTCGCCGAATCATAGTCAAACTCACCATCAGCTTTTGCATATAGGCCCAAACGCACGGGCGAAGACTTCACCCAGTTTTGGAAATCCGCATCCCCGGCTATCTGTGCGTAGTCGGGATGGTCATGCACCAGCTTTTGCTGAATCTGCATCCGTTTGAAATCTTGACCCGCCTGGCGGGCCGCGAGAACATCTGGGTGCCTATCAATCGTCGTTTGAACTGCTTTTTGAGGGTTCTCAAAAAAGTCAACTTCAGGCTCTTCCTCCTGAATACGTTGCTGCTTAGAACTGAGGTTTTGCTTGAGCAACTCGTCAGCCAATTTACGGACTTCGCCGACCTCTTGGGCCTGCTTGCCAATCAGCTTTTCAGCTTCCTGGTGCATCCGCACAACTTCTTCCAAACTTTTGGCCCTGTATTTCTCAGGAAGATCGGATTTCGTTTCTTCAATTTCGAGTTCGCCTAGCGGCTCAGATTCATTGTCAATCAACATATTTATGTTCCTGCCAAAATGGTTGTAGGATAATCAACTCGGCGCTGGGCGCTTATGAGTTGGCTTTGCGCTCGGCGCTCAACTTTTCAGTGTGCCTGTGCTCAAACCGTCCGTAAGCGGATGGGAAGTGCCCAGACCAACCTTCAAGGTTGAACTTCGGTGCGCTTATGATGCGGTGGGCAAGCCCCCCGCACCCACACTGCACGCTGGCTGTCTCATAATCAACCAGTGCCTCAGTGCGCTGCCCGCAATCGCAGGCAAATTCAAACATTCTTCTCATTCAAATCCTCATATGCTCGTTCGCTGACCCCTTTCAGGGTTTTCAGCCAAGTCAGGATGGAAATCTCGCCTTTGCGAAATTGTAGACTTTTTTCATCCGCAATGGTAGAGACATTATTCATCGCCTCCAACATTACGTCTACGTCTTCCATCAAGTCAAGCCAACCCTCTTGGGAAAACAGGTCAAACCTGGCTTCATAGTACTTTTGCAGTTCTGGTGTCATGTGTTTTATGCCGTCAAGACGTTAAGGGCTGTGTTGATGTGCGCGATGCGATCTTCCAAGCCGATAACGCCGCCGTTAATCTTCTTCGTCATCCCGGTGAAGTCCTTGGCATCGGCCTCTTTGTTCAGGCCGCGCTTGTTCCAGTACCAGGCTGCCGTCAGGGCAGCATTTTCCTTGGTCAGCACCAAGTCAGGATTGGCCACAAAGTCCACGCCCAAGGCGTCAGAGGCAAGGCGGTAGTTGTCCTTGCCTGTCAACTGGATCAGCCCCCGGCCACGATACTTCCAGCCATCGCCCATCTCAGTGTTGCCCATCCGGCCAGAATAGACCTTGTTGGCGATCTTCTCGGGGTTGCGGTGGAAAGGTTGTGCGTCCGCTTCAGACGCGAAGCGGCTTGGCCAAGTGGCGTGCAACCCTTTGGCGCTGTAATTCAGGTTTTCTTGCAGGGTCTTGAACCCGCCTGACTCATGGGCGCACTGACCAATGAACGCAGCCTGGCGCTCGGGGGTGCTGATGTCAAAACGCTGAAACGCAGCGGTCAAAGGCTCCAGCCAAGACGGGTCGATGTGCATTTCCTTGAGTTGGTCTTCGGTCATTTTGCTGTCCTAGAAAGAATGTCGGTCTTGGCCTGCGACCCGGCAGATGAGCCGAAATAATACGCGATGATGCCCGTCCACGCCGTACCCAAACTGCCCAGCATCATCAAGATAGCGGGGTTGCCGCTGTCGATTTGATTGAAAAACATCATCACCATGATGCCGAAGAACCCAATGGTCACCGCGCCAGCAAGCAAGGGCGGCATCAGGCTGCGGGTGGTGGCCTGCATCTCCCGCGCTGACTTTCGGTCCTCAACTTCCAGCTTCTCAAAGTTCAGGCCCAGCTCTTGCGCTTGCTTCTGAAGCTCAATCTCGGCGATCTTGACCTGGGCGATCTGCTCTGCCGACAGCTTGTTGTTGGAGATCATGTCACCAACTTTGTCAGGGTCAACACCAATGGCTTTTGAGATGGCCGACACAGCCATTCCCGCCAGTGGGCCACCCATTGCCGTGGCAATGGTGGGTGCGATTTGTTTAAGCCAATCCATATCAATTACCCCTTTTGGTTAGCATAGCGCTGGCGATCTCCAGCATGAAACGAACTTGGTCAAGGTTTTCCGGCTGCTGCGCCCATCCCACTGTGATTTGGCCCACAAAACGGTGGCTGTCTGGCGGCACGCTGACCCGGCAGGTGTACGCCACGCCCTTTTCCAGATACCAAAGCCCAACCTCAGACTGAGCGTAGCGGTATTCACCACAAGGGATTTCGTTGGTCATCAGCTTCACAACGTCCGAGTTGTTGGACGTATTTTGGCTGAACAGCCCCACATCAATGTCCTCAATCGTCTTGTCGCGCCCGTCCTTGGTGTAAGCCCGGTACAGCACCCGGCTGTTGAACAGGGGGTTGACCTTGAACACCGCCACCACCGTAGCCCCCGTCTTCTTGAGCAACATCGAACTGGCGTCATCAGCGCGGGATGTGTTGATCTCAGGCAGCTTCTTGGACTCTTTGTAAGCGTCCCTCATAAACTCTTGGTTCTGCCAAAGGAAGTAACCAGAAAAGGCAATGACACCCATCAGGATGGCTGCAAACAGCTTGAAGGGGCTGTCCACATAGGCCAGCACCTTGTCAATGATGGATTCTGTCTTGTCGCTCATTTTCGGATGTACATCATGTAAATGACGATGCCGTAGATTAAGAGTGCAGCAAGAATGACTGTGGAAATGCCAATCGCAAAATACTCAATCAAGCGGTCCATCTTGTTTTTGCGCAGCCTGATGGCCTTGATTTCAGCCTCTTTGTATTCCCTGCGCCTGCGGGCCGCAGCAGCTTGGAACTTCTGCCAGTCTTGCCACATACCTGGCCTGCCAGCGTAGACCATCCGTTCACGCAACTCAACCTCTTGGGCGTTGAGTTTCTCCAAAGCAAAGAATTCCTCAATGTCTGACCTATTGCCTTTTTCGTTGACCTTCTGCTGAATTGCGGCTTTGTTGTCAAAGTAGTCAAAGACCTTTGACCCCATATCAGACAAATCTTTGCCGTTGGCGAGAGCCTGCTTAATGACGTTAAAGGCTGCGTTTGCCGCCGCAAGCTCAAGTAACATTTCACAGACTCCATACGAATGGCACGATTATGCTTGTGGACCAGACAACAAACCCAACAAGACTGGCCGCTGCAATAAATGCAATGGCCCAATCTTTCATTTGAGCAGCCACATGGCACTGAATATAGTGCCAGCCATTGACAGGATCATTACACCCGCAGTTTGCAGCATGATTGTTTCAATCCGCTTTAGCCGTGCATTGATCTGCTCATAGCGGAGGGCGCAGATTTCTTCATGCGTCGATAGACGCGCATCTGTTTTGTCAATAGTGGTCATGGCACTGTTGCGGGTGTGATGTTGTTGACTGTGGTTGGCACAATCACGGGCGCTGGCTGGGTGACAATGATCGGTGCTGGCTGAGTGACAACAGTCGGAGCGTGCGTGCTATCTGTGCTGGTCGTTGTAGTCGTTGTGTTTGTAGTGGTCACGTTGGCTGCTGGCGCTTGAATCTTGCCAGCAATGCCGACAAACGCTGCGTTGGTACTGACACCCAAAGCTGTTGCGTTGTTGCTTTGTGCAATACCAACCTGGGCTTGTTTGCCTACGCTGTAAATTTGGGTAGCAGTGGGCAGCAACACAGAAGTCCACTGAAGCAGGTGATCGCCGAAAGACTTGGGCGCAGCAATCGGGCTGGCTTGCTGCTGTTGCCCACCCATTTGCAAAGACATTACAGCAGCAACTTTGGCGGCGGTATCACCTTGCTTGGCAATGTCAGCCAGCGCCTGATACCGGGCCGTTTGAGAGGCTGCTTGGGCCTTGTGGATGTCAGCATACGCTGCATATTCGGCAGTGGCGCAGCCTGTCAGGGCCACAGAACAAACTGCAAGGGCAAGTAATTTCATGTTGCGCTCCAGGGTGTTCCAGTGGATGTCACTGGATTTTGTTGCAATGCAATTTGGGCAGCCAGAGAAGCCTCTGTTGCGTCTTTGTCCACGCCGTTGTTCCAGCACCAAGCCAACACCTCTTGCTCAGTCACGCTGGCGTAAGGGATGGATGGTGTAGCAGTGGCAAAGCTGCAAGTGGAATAGATAGAGGCTGTGTATTTCCCATCCACTGCTGTAGCAGTCCAGTGGGCTGTGGTGATGAAACCGTCAGCAGTTTGGTAGTCGGTCTGTGTAATTTTCCAAGTGGTGGTCATAGTGGTTCCTTAAGGGTGGGTTGCTTTGTATGCGTCAAACTCTGCTTTGAGTTCTTGAATGGCTGCTGCAAGGGTTGCCACAAGAAATGATGTGTCAATGCCTTGGTAGACAGGCTTGCCATCAGCATCAATTGCGTCTTTTGCGCCAACTACTGCATCAGGGCAGACTTTAGCCAACTCGTGAGCAATAAAACCCTGACCATCTGAGCCATTTGAATTCCACTTGTAAGTGACGGGCTTGAGCAAAGCCACCTTTTCCAAAGCACCTGTCATTGGCGCAATGGTGTTTTTCAAACGGTAGTCGGATGAGGTGTTGTACTGCGTTGTGTTTGCACCTGCATCAATAGTGATTTGACCGCAGAAATCATTTGATCCATCATAAAAAGCAATCATAGTAATGCTAGAGCCTGTAGTGGCTGGACTTCTTGCATCCATAGGGCGCGCCCCAGAAGCGCCTTGGACATTAATCCTTGCGTTATTTGCATTACTCGTAGTCCCCACCAGCAAGTTACCGCTGGAGTCGAGGCGCATACGTTCGGTTCCAGAGGTAAAGAAGGCGTGTTGTGCTGCATCGTATGCCGTGTTGGAGTACGCGACAGCACTTCTATTAAAGCTCTGAATATAAGTGCCAACACCACCACCGGGGTAGTTTGTGAAGAACTCAAGACCTGCCGCACCAGCATTGGAAACTGCCAGTTTTGCTTGAGGCGAACTCGTCCCAATCCCCACGTTGCCGGAGGAGTTGATACGCATCCGTTCAGACGCCGCAGTTCCACCTGCTGCGCTTGCATTTGTGTAAAACTGAAAGCCAGCACTGCCATAGACAAGGCCAGTTAACGCACCAGTAACTACGTTTCGGATATCAGAAGATGAATATGTGACGTTGTAGCCACTAACCCAGCCAACACCGCCGCCAATGTCATACGCTGCGTTCAGGTAATTTTGACCAGACAAATTAATGCTAGTTAAAACATCAAGTTTTGCCGTGGGCGAATTGGTCCCAATACCTACGTTTGCAGAGCTATCAATTCTCATAGCCTCCACACCACCTTCAGCAAAAGCAATGGTGTCAGCAGCAGGGAAGAAAATGCCTGTGTTGGTGTCGCCCGATGTGGTGATGGCGGGGGCGCTCACAGTGCCAGCGGAGAATGTTGTCACACCAGTCGCCGACAACGATGTGAACGCACCCGTAGAGGCCGTTGTAGCGCCCACAGTGCCGTTGATGTTGATGGAAGCAGTGCCAGTAAGGTTGGTGACCACCCCCGATGATGGTGTGCCAAGTGCAGGCGTCACTAGTGTTGGCGAGGTAGACAGAACCACGTTGCCAGTGCCTGTAGATGTCGTAACACCTGTACCACCATTGGCAACCGCAACCGTACCTGTGACGTTAGCGGCAGTGCCTGTGGTATTTTGATTCAGCGTAGGGACATCCGCAGCTTGGATTGCCGCCAGCACGGCATTGGTGCCGTTGGAGCGTAAATACTGCCCAGAGGTTTGAGTGCCTGTCAAAGCAGTAATTGCGGCAGCCGCAGTCGTTTGGCCAGTGCCGCCATTGGCAATTGCCAAAGTACCCGCAAGAGTGATTGTTCCTGATGTAGTAACCGGGCCGCCGGAGGTCGTTAAGCCTGTTGTGCCGCCCGACACATCCACAGATGTCACCGTACCACCGCCAGAAGCGTTGATCGTTTGGTTAGGCCATGCGCCTGTGATCGTGACGTTTGTTCCCGCAACCAAGGCGGGGGATGCCGTGCCTGTACCGCCCTGGGCAACGGTCACCGTTGCAGCTTGCTTGATCAGCTTGCCCGTTGTGCCATTAAAAGCCACCAAGCTGCTATCAGTCGCAGAAGCAGGGCCAACTACATCTCCACCACCTGGAATGTTGTCAATCTGTGTTTGCAAGCTGGCCAGCGTATCCAGCACGCCTTGGCTTGTGCCGCCGCCGTTCGTGATCACCTTGATCTTCTCGGCCAAGTCGGGGGCCACCACCTCGCCCACGTTAATCGTGCGGCCAGACGACAGACTGATCACCAGACTGCCGTCAAAGTCGATGTGCGCGTCCGTGACCGACACGCCGTCCTCGCCGTCGCGGCCATCATTGCCGTTTAAGCCATCATTGCCGCGTGGGCCTTGACCACCGTCACGACCTGGCCGACCGTCTTTGCCGTCCTTGCCATTGACGCCATTCGAGCCGTCTTTGCCATCCTTGATGGTGGCCACACGCTTTTCGATCTTGTTGCCCACCTCATCGTAGCGGTCGCGGATGTCCGCTTCCAACTTCTTCAGCGCCTGAACCACGACTTGGACGTTCTCGCCAATGCGCTGTTTTTGGATGGCCTTGGCCTGCGCTACCGACTCTTTGATGGACTCCAGAGCCGCTGTCTGTTGGTCCTGCGTCATGCCCTTCAAGAGCAAATCTATAGCCAGTTTATCCGCGTCCATTGTTCAGCTCCTGTGTCAGTTGATCCAAGAAGTCTTCTTCCATTCCGGCGACTTTGTTTTTCTTTTCGGCCATCTGAAGTTCGACAATCTTGCTCTTGTTCTTCATGTCCGCTTCCTTGAGCATCAATTCCGCAATCTTGACGCGCTTGTCAAACTCATTGGACTCGTTGCCCGCTGGCAGGTTCTTGGTGGTCGATGCGATCACCTTGGCCTGCACCTCTTGCGGCATCAGTTGCACCTCGGTCATCAGCTTGGTCGCCTCTGCCCGGTTTTGCTCGGCTTGCGTCGTGTTGACCGCAATCTGAG